CGTTAGGCGCACGGTCGGCCATCACCGTCAATGGCGATGTCTTCTACCGAGCTATCGACGGCATCCGCTCGTTCATCATCGCTCGCCGGTCGTTCACCGATTGGGGCAACACACCGATCAGTGGGGAGATGACGCCCATCGTCGAGAACGATCAGACAAACCTTTTGTGGGCCAGCTCTGCGGTTGTCTTCGATAACCGTTTGCTGATGACCTCTCAGCCTCGTTTCAATTCAGAGGGAGTCATTCACAAGGCTATATCCGTGTTGGATATGGAGCTTATCACTTCGATGCGGAAGAAAGCTCCTCCAGCTTGGTCGGGAATCTGGACGGGCTTGAACATATTGCAGCTTGTTAAGACCGAGAACGCTTACGGAGACGCTTGCTTTGCGATTGCTCGCGGGTCGGACGACACGATCCAGATTTGGGAAATCACCAAGTCCGAAAGGTTCGACATGAACTTGAGTGCGACTCCCAAGAAGGAAATCGAATGGCAAGTGCAGACACGCGCCTACAACTTCGAGGTTCCGTTTGGTCTGAAGCGACTCGATTCCGGCGACTTGTTCATTGATGAGCTTGAAGGCGATGTCTCGTTCAATGTCACCTATCGACCGGACCAGTATCCCGGCTGGATCGAGTGGATCGACTTTGCCGAATGCGCGACTGTGACGCAGTGCTTGGATCTTTGTCCGATTACGAACTTCAAGCCGCAGTACCGGCCTAAGATGCGCTTCCCGACTCCTTCGGATTTGCCGTGTAACGCGACGATCAGCACTCCCGCTCGCAATCTTTACGAGGTTCAGGTCATGCTGACCATCATGGGATATTGCCGGATCAAGAGTCTTCGAGTTCACGCCTACGACATTCAGGAATCGAGTGTTGGCGAGTGCAGGACGGTATTCCCTGCTTGCACACCGCTTGATGTCTGCGATGTCAATCCTCTGACCTACTCGTCGGAATAGCCTTAGAATTATGCCAAACCTTACGCTTATCACGCTCACTCCGCCGAGTCTGCCGGTTGGATATTGTCCGCTCAATTACCAGTCGTTGGCCAACGACATCATCAGCGGCACTCAAGCGACGTTCAACAGCTCGATTGGAAACTCGTTCTTCAATTACGGAGCATCGACGCCTGCGCTAAACAATCAGGTTTATCCGTGGTTGGACGAGAACGGTGAGTGGTGGGTGCGCGTCAGTGGATACTGGGCGAGAAAGAATCCTATTCCGGCCAACGGTCCTGAACGGCGCATCTTCGTTGGCACTGCTGCTGATGTCCTAAGCTACGACGGTGGCGATGGAACCGCGACATCAACAAATGTGACTTCCGGCCCAATGTGGGAGGTTGACACAGCTTTCGATGCTCGATTCCCGGTTGGCGTTGGAGCGTTTGCAGCAAGCGGTACGGTGAATGTTCAGGGGACGACGACAACCACATCTGTTTCTGGTGAAGACAAGCATACCCTGACTGTTCCTGAAACCCCGTTCAACGAACATACTCACGGCGTCGCTCAACTCATTGCCCCCGCAAACGACGATTACTACCTCGTCAACAAGTCATGGACTGGACTTGGTTCGTACCCGACACAGATCCTTCAAGGTGCTGCGGGAAGCGGTGGCGGCGGTTCTGGGCCGAGTATCACGACCGGAGATGTCGGAACAACGAACGCTGACAAGACTGGCAACGACAGTCAGAACGCCATCGGCCATAACAATCTTCCGCCATTTTACGGTGTTTACTTTATCAAGCGAACGGGCCGAGTCTACTACACAAAATGAAGCTTATCGTTCAGGACATCCGCTCGACAATCGCTCGGGTCATCGGCACATGTGTCGATGATCAGCGCGTTTACGACTACATCAACCAAGCGTGTCGAAGGCTTCTACACAAGGGGTTGTGGGCGGGTTCTTACGGACGTTTCACCGTTTGCACTGTAGACGGTTGCATCACTTGGCCTCGTTCAATCGAAACCATTGAAGCCGTCGCAGACTGCTGCGGAACAGGATCTGTTCGCAACCAATGGTATGAATTCCAAGAAACCGGATTCGGACTCCTTAGCGGCTGCAACCCGTGCGCGGGAAAACAGCTCGTTGATCGTGGTACTGTTGTTTCATATCGCGATATGTCTGGCGGCATCAATAGCTACATTCGAGTTTATCCTGGCGATGCTTCAGATGTCGGCAAAACGATAACGCTCCAAGGCTACGACTCGAACGGACAATGGATTCGCACCCAATCAGGCGGCGCATGGATTGACGGCGAAAAGCTGACGCTCGCTTTGCCGTACGTTCAGTCTTCCAAGAAATTTACCGCACTGACCGGCGTAATCAGGGAGGCAACAAATACCGCATCGCGGTTATACGAGTTCAATCAAACAATTTTTGCTGAGATTGATCTGGCAGTTTACGACCCTGATGAAACTTTGCCGCAATATCGTCGTAGCTTCTGGACTGGTCGGAACAGCGATTCCTGCACTCAGACCGTTACGGTGATTGGCAAGATGCGCCATATCAACGCGACGACCGTCAACGACTACCTCATTCCTCCGTGTCCTGATGCCATCAAGTTGATGGTCATGGCCATTCGTAAGGAGGAGAACGATTTGATTCAGGAAGCAGTGGCCTACGAAGCCAAAGCGGTTCAAGCTGTTCAGGAGCAGACGATGCAGTATCTGGGCGATGCGGTGGCGACGATACGCATGGTCGGTGTAGGATTGAATGGCGGTGGATTCTCGCAATGGTTCTGAACCAAAAGGATAATTTATGGCAATAGGTGTTCCAGCGGCAATTTTGGGTGGAGCGGCAATCTCCGGCCTTGGAAGTTTGTTTGGTGGACTGTTCGGCGGAAAGAAACCGAAGGTTCCTGAGCTGAAGCCGATTGATTTCGCTAAGGAGCAGCAGCAGGCGATTCAGCAGAACATCGCCGCGCTTCAACCTGCAACCGAGCTGGCGCAAAAGACAACTGCCGCTGAACAGTCTCAGCTTGAGGCGCAGCTTCGTCGTGCGATTCCAGGCTATGACCAGCTTGTTCAACAGGCTGGAGCGAACATTGGTGCTGCTTTGCGTGGCGAGATTTCTCCTGAGGTTTCCGCTCAGGTTCAGCGTTCGACCGCTGGACGAGCTTTGTCTGGAGGATTCGGCGCAGGATCTGGATTCGGTCGTGCGCTGACCGCTCGCGATTTGGGTCTGACCGGCATGCAGATTCAGAATCAGGGTCTTGCTCAAGCCCAGAACTTCATCCAGCAGCAGAGGACGTTTGGAATGGTCCAACCGTTCTCGGTGAGCAGCATGTTCATCACGCCAGCGCAGCGCATTGGGGCGATTCAGCAGCAGAACCAACTTCAATACGGTCGTGATTTGACTGCCGCTCAGGTTGCTGCCGCTCCTTCTCCGATGCAGCAGGCGGCTCAGACTGCGTTTACGAACTTTGGTGGTGTTGCCGGTGGCGCGCTGTCGCAGTACGGAATGTATCAGGGGTTGATGGCTGGCCAACGTGGGCCGTCGCCTTCATACAATCCGCAGAACGATCCTGAGATTTACCCCAATCTCTATTCGCCGTCTCCAACGACATCGGATATTACCCCAATTTCCACCAGCTTGTTCCCAGAGTACGGCTCTTCAATCTACGGACGCTAATCTTATGGCCGACCAATCTCTTCAAGCATTTCAGCTAGGCGCATCGCTGTTCGACCGCGCGCAGACGCAGCAGCGGATGATGGAGCAGTTCCAGCAGCAGACTGCGGAATCCGTGCTTCAACGGCAGGGGCTGGAGCTTCAGAACAAGATTCGGGATATCACCCTTGCCGACACCATCGAGGAGCGGCAGGCGCAGGTTGATGAGTTCAAGACGTTCTCGGATCTTAGCAAGCAAGTTGGAGACTATCTCGACAATCCTAGCGCAAAAGCAAAGTTTCCGGTCATTCCTGCTTTCAAGTCCAAGCAGTACCGACTTGAGGCGGACAAGATGTTGAACAACCTTGAGAAGTATTCTGCTCGGGCTGAACTCCTGAAAGCCAGAGACAGGGCAGAAGCTACTTCCAACACGCTGAGGGCATCAACGATAAACAAGGCAATCGATGCCGGAGCTTGGATAGGCTTCAATCAAGACGGAAGTCCTAACATCGACGTTCAGAAAATGAACGCCTATTATGAAAAATTAGGAACTTCAAAGATTAGTCAAACTGAAGCTAAAACCACCTCTCTTCTTGGAAACATCGAGATTAAAAAGGCTGACTTGCAAAGGCTCATTTCTCAGGGTGCGTCCAGAGGCGAAATTGACCGCGCTAAACTTGAATTGGACAAGTCGATTAAAGAAGGAAGGTTGCAGCTTGATCGTGAAGAGCTTGATCTGAAGAAGACAACTCAAGAAGCCAAGACTGGTCTTGAGCGGGAGAAGTTTGATTTCTCCAAGGGCCTTCAACTTGAAAGGCTTGCGCTTGAAAAAGTGAGAGTCGATCAGCTTGGAAAAAGAGCTGACGCTTATGTTCAAAAAATTCTTCAACCTGCAAAGAATGGAGAAATCAAGCTCAACGCCGTAGATGACAGGCTTGTCAAAAAAGCCGCTGATGACATTGCCAACAAACAGGGCATTTCCGACGCAATTGGATATGAGATTGGGGTTCTCGATGATCCTTCAATTGATGAATATGTAAAACGAGCTTCCGCACAAAACATACTTAAAATTCTAAACAGCGCAGAAGGCAAAGATGCCGTTGGTGTTGAAGAATCAAAACGTCTTGGACAGTTCCTTGAATTTCAGTTGAACCCAGTCAGGGGACTTGCAACTGGTAGGTTATTTGGAACCGATCTTCCAAGATTTGTTGAGCAAATTTCGATCAAAAAAGAAGAGCTTGATACCCGTGTTAATGAGGGCATGAACAGGGTAAACAGCATTTACAGAAAATACGGAAAAGACATTCCAGCAGGAACATCTCAAACGCCTTCGAGAAGCACGATGATTACCGCTCCTGCTACTCAGGCGATGCGTTCAACAAACGCTGCCGTTTCAACTCCTTCTTTTAGGACGATTGAAGAAGCTAAAGCCGCCGGAGTTAAACCTGGAACAAGGGTGATTATCAACGGAGTGCAAGGAACCATTAAATAATTTATGGATGAGTACGTTTTGCAAAATGAAGGTCAGACCGATCAGGTGCAAGCTGGCCAACCTATTCAACCAGTTGATGTAGGGCTGTCGGAACAGCCGATGAATCAGGTTTCTGCTCAACCTGAAATCACGTTTGTTCCAGATAATCAGCAGGGAATAAACTCGGCTACAGAGATTTCATTTGTTCCTGATGAAGCTCCTATCGGATCTATGGAAGCGGTTCAGCAAGCTGCTTCTGATGCCTCTCTTGTTGGTCGTGACACGTTTAGGCCAAGAAGCCTTTTGGTTGAGCAGGCTGATCTAAGGCTTGGCCGTGAGAGCGCCAAGAAGTTTCAGGAGTTTGAGGCAAGCGGAGGCAATCCTGAGGTTCCAATCGAATTCTCACCTAAAGAGCAAAAGCTCTTAAACGAGTATCGGTTCAATCAGGCTCGACGAGGAGTTGGTATGGCTGCCGGTTTGGCCGCTGGAATTGGACTTTCTCAAATTCCAGGTGGCCAAACGATTGGTGGAGAAATGCTTGCTGGCGTTGGAAGTGAACTTCTTCGCCAGACGATAACTCCAGAGCCATATGATATCCAAGAAGCCGCTGCTCAGGGTGTTCCGCTTCTTGGCAGTCTTTCAAAGCGTGGAGCTGGAGGGTTTCGTAGTCCTTTGCAGTTTTTGACCACTGCTGAAACTGGAGTTACTCAGCAGTCTTCAAGGTTGAAGCAAATTCTCAAAGAGGGTGCCGCTGGCGGGATGACTGGGGCGGCTCAAGGTTTTGCCTCAACACTTGGAGATGAGTCTGGGAAAACTGAAGAGATTATTAAACAGGGCGCGTTGAGTGGTCTTTTCCTTCCTACATTTTCAGGAGGACTAAGAGGTCTTGGCGCGCTTTCCAGAAGTGGTGGAAGCCTGAAAAGGTTTGCCGGAGAACTTCAGCGCCCTTACACGCAGCAGTTCCTAACCGAACGCGCAGACGCAATTCGCCGAGAGCTTGGTGCCGGTGGAGGAATCGACCCTGCATTAGCAGGGCAATTGGCCGACACGCTTTACTCGCCGCAACTTTCTGGAACTCGACCTGAGGACATTCGAGCTTGGCAAGGCAACATTACCGACTTCCTTCAAAATTCTATCAGGACTGGAAGCGCAAACGGTCTAAGCGGAGATGAACTAACCAATCAAATTGTTTCCGAACTTAAGCGGGTTACAGAACGTAAAGACATCGACGAAAATTTGATCAGCGGAATTGTTCTCAATGCTCAGCAGATGATCGATGAAGCGAAGAGAAAGGTGGATGTTGCGTTTAATGAAAAAAACGCAGAACTACTTGGCGCTGCGAGAAGGGTTGAAGGCGAACTTCAGTTGCAGTCTAAATCCATTTCCGACGACATCAGAAATCTTGAGACTCAAAAGAAAGATCTTAGGGCATCTGACGACATTAGAAGAACACAGATCGACAATGAAATAGCTGATAAACAAAGGCAGATCAATGAAATCGAAAGCGGGTTCGACCCTAAGTTTGGTTACGGCAAATCTGTAACCCAATTTGAAACCGGCAAACAGTTTGGAGAATACGCAAACATTCTTCTTCAAGAATTTAAGGACAAGCAAAAAGCTGGATACGATGCGCTGGAGCCTAAACTTAAATCTATTTCTGTTTCTGTTCCTAAAAAAGACAAGTTTGGGAAAACGGTAAAAGATGAAAATGGAAACGATGTAATTGAAACCTTTACTCTTGATGATCTAAAAAATCAAAGAACAGAGATTCTCAACCAAATAGATTTTAACAAAAAGGTTCAGCAAGCTGATTACGACACGTTCCAAGAACTTGATCGTGTTCAGAAAATAATGGAAGATGCCCTTAATACTGATCCTGATTTTAAGGTTAAATTCAAAACCCAGAATGCTCAGTACAGAGAGGGTATAAACAGGTTTAAGGGAAGCATCATTTCAAGTCTTCTTAGAGATGTTGGTGAGGGAGGGGGAAGTCCTTCAGCGGTACTGAGTCTACTTGGAACTCGCGGAGGTGAAGCGTTGGAGGTAATGAAGAAAGTGGCAGGTTCTGAGTGGGAACCCACGTTCAAACCTTTGCTTGAAGACTTTGTTTACAATAGGCTTCGCAAGGTTGGGCAAACGCCGGAAGAGTTCTTATCTTTGCTGACGGAAGCAAAAATGGGCAAAGGAAGCCAACTGACAGGAGAAGTTGCAAACGAGTTTTTTCCGCAGCTTTCTGAAATTCAAGATGTTGCAACTCGTTACAAGGATTTAATTGATAAAAAAGCTAATCTAACGACTCAGAAAAACGATCTTCTCGTTAAGTCTAAGGAACTTGAGGCTAGAATTGCAAAAGATGACAAGGCTGCTGTAAATTTGTTTAAGGAAAACGAAAGAAAACTTAAATCAGTAACCTCTGAAATTCAGCGTCTTGAACAGCCTCGCCCTTATCTTGGCAAGGAACTTAAAGAGATGGACGCTAGGACGAAACAAATAACAGCCGCTTTGGCCGACCTTCAAAGTGCTGTAAATGGAAAATTGCCGATCAAGATAGATGACGAACAAATCAAGCTGATCTTATCAAATCCAGACTCTGAGCGGTTGGCCAAGGATCTTCAGATTTACGTTCAGCAAGCGTCTAAAGAGGCGACTGACTTCCAGAAGATGGTTTTGGACGCAACCAAGACTGGAAGGCTTTCCGCCGATCAGGTTCAGCCGGAAGATGTGGTCAAGTTTTTGACAACTGATTATGGCAAAGAACAAAGGTATGTCGTTCAGGAGTTTATGAAAGTCATGCGGAACGAAAGGCCAGATCTTGTTGGCGACGTTCAGAATTTGGTCGTTGGGAACCTTTTCAGAGAATCTCTGGATGCCGGTAAGAAGCAGGTGAACATCAACAAAATGCGCGAGCTGATTTCTGGTCAGTACAATCCGCTCATTGTTGAGGCGTTCGGAAAGTCTGGAGTCGATCAGATGAACAAGATTGCTGATCAGCTTTCTGTCATTATCGAGAAGGACAGTCTCGTTAAGAGCAAGCTCATCCCCGCTGTGACATCTGCTGTTGCATCAACTCTTGGGGCAAACATGTACGGCAGGATGGCGTTGTCTAACCTTGCTGCGGTAACAGGAGCTGCTGCCGTTGGAAGGATTCTTAGAAACCCTGATTACCTTGCCACGGTTGCAAAACCAATCGATCAGGTTGCGAAGGTTCAAATGGATGCGTTCAACCGTCGCTGGCCTAAGATTCTTACGCTTGAAGCTGATCGTTTGAAAATGAGAAACGATGAGCGCGAGGAGGCTGAACGTCCCCAGATTCCCCCAGCTTCAGTTCGACGCTTCTAATGAAAACCTCCCTCTCCAAGAAAGGTAACACCTATCAAGGCAAGAAGGTGACGCTCAACAAGCCGTTCTACACGCCGGGAGAGCGGAAGAAGAGTGCTGTCTACGTTAAGAACGACAGCGGCAACGTCATCAAAGTTCGATTTGGCGACGCGAACATGACGATCAAGAAGTCGAATCCTGAGCGTCGTAAGAACTTCCGTGCGCGGCATAACTGTGCGACAGCGACGGATAAGACGACGCCTCGGCACTGGTCATGCCGAGCTTGGTAGCTAACGCCTAGGTCGTCCGCCCCACGGCTTCTTCGACGCCGCCTTATCGACTACGAATACTTCAGGCGGTGCGTAGTCCCAGGATATAGTTCCTACACCTCGCTGGATGACAATGGAGCCGGTTTTGTTTCCGTTCTTGTCCTTCAGTCCTGACCTATCTCCTCGCTTCGCCATTCCCAGCATGAAGCGTCGCGGCTGATTGAATCCGACCTCCTTCAGCACAATTACTTCTCTCGCCCAATTCGTCAGGTCAGACGAGCCAAATCCTGAGTAGGCCATGTCTGCCACGCTCTCCGGTTTGTCGTCCTTCCCCTTCGGCTTTGGGAAGTGATGAACCAGCACGATGACGACTCCTGTCTCCATCATAATCGGCTGGAGCAGATGCCGCGTGAAGTTCGCGCAGACCTCGATGTCCGATGGATTGCCACCAATGTAAGAGAGCAGAGGGTCGATGTAGACAATGTCTACTTTCGTTTTTCGGATGAGACGACGCAGCATGGTCGTGAAATCTACGCCGGTACGAACAGCCTCGCGAAAGAAGAGCATGTCCGCACGGCGCAATC